AATCTTTCTTCAACCGCTTCATACAGCAGCATTAAATTACTAATGTTTGCCGTTCCATCAGCGTTAAGTAGAAAATCAGCATTGGTCTTGTAACTCTCCTTCCAGGGCCAACCAGGGGTAGAGTTCATATCAACTTCTTTCAAAGCTTCAAAAAAGAACTCCTCGTTCCAGACTCGCATTTCCCTAGGTCTAGCTGCGGAGTAAGATTCTTCCAGGTGAGCCAAGATTTTCTTTATCTCAACTTGAGTAGGTTGACGCAAATTAATGCGAACCATCTCACGCCTGGAGGAATGAAACCGCAGAGAACGAAGGATACACAAGTCATCACGAGATGTCCAACTGAACTCATCCCTGAACTTTCCCCAACCACGACCATCCAAAAACTCCTTTCCAAAAAATTTTTCAAAAGTCAAATCCGGTTTCCAGTCCCGTGTCCGTTTAGCCTTTACACGATAGTGAGGAATTTGTTTCATTGCTTCTTGGCCGAATGGACAATCATGCTGTCCTTTATGCCTAAAGCTTTTAAATCGATAGAAGTCGTCCTCAGAGAAGGGTTTACGTTCTGGCCAGTCAGTGTCTGAATTAGCAAATCCAAGGCCGTTTGATCTTCTTTCAAACAAGCCATGGCATTCGCAACTTTCTGCTCTGGAGCCAAATCCGGCTTCTTCTTCTGCCTCTGTTCCTTCCTCTTCTGACGTAACTTCTCCTTCTTCACTTCCGGAGGCAATTGTTTCGCTTTCGTCATCTCCGTGTTCTTCTCCTTGATCACCTTGTTGATCAATGTTAGATATTCCTGGCCTTCCATGAACTGTTGAACCATTTGTTTCTTCATGGCATGTGCATCCGGGCCAAATTGACTCATTTGAGTCGTCAGATTGGTTACATACTGCACATGCTCCGAGCGAGACCGTTTCAAATTCTCGAGATCCAAACGCCTTAGGTTCAAAAGCGTACCATCGTCCTCTGAACTGCCAATTGGCCCCTCGCGGGGCCCCTCGGAGTTTTCCGGAGTTTGCACAACTATTGAAGGTGGCGTCTGCCTCAATTCCAGTTTTCTCACAGGTTTCAAAACCGGAGCAATAACTGGTTTCTCGGAACGTTCTTCATCAGAGCTACCCGAAGTAAACAAGTCCGCACAATTTCCACATCTATTACCACTGCGACATTGAATTGCCAAACATTTTTCATTCTTTACAGATTCAGTTTCAGAATCAGAACTATCGGTATGATCAGGCGACACTCCATCCCTATATTGCGGCCGCGAAGGACCCGGTTTCTCAGGCTTGACATAACCAGACTCTCTCGTGATCCTATTGGCTTCCGCCATGGTCTCCAGAAACTCCATAGTCACCGGCATGTTAGACCCAGGCAAGCCCTTCAAATGAGGGGCTACCTTCTTGAGTTTAAATTCCGGCTTGCCAGCGGCTACTCTATTCACCATTTTGGCAAATTCCTTAGGAGTCATTCTACCCATTTGGAAACCATAGGCCATCTCACGTGCTTCTGGTGTCATCATTTCCTTTGCAACCGTATAAGGGTTCGGATAAACAGAAGGTCCTTCAGTCACACATGAAGGATACGCTGGAGCTTCCTCCTCATCTAACCCTTCATCAAACCGAAGTACCTTCTTGCCTTTCTTACCTCTAATTTTCTTGAATCGTCGTTGAACATCTTCATCGAATGCGTCACCAACCACCATTTGGTCGGCGCCATTTATTTGGCGTTCAAATTGCGTGTTCGTTAGATTTGAAAAGTCGTCGAACGTTTTTGATTTTATTTTCGTGTACCGACCTTTTCGAGTGTCAAACACCATCAGGTGATTTTCATCCAAATCAATAGTAAAAAGCCTTCCACTATTGGCAGTAGCCAATTCGAAAAGCCATTGTGCTGTCATTGAATCCACACCTTCTGGCGTTTTAACACCTTCTTCCAACATATCACAATAAGTAGTGATCGCAGCGAAGGGAACACCGAAATTAACTTGTCCTGAGGATCCGCTCATATGCATACCATAAACTAGTTTACCCAGCAAATAGGGAGCACCAGAAAAGCCACTCTTCGTTGAACCAAAATAGCTCAGTTCGGTCAAATCATTCGGGTCGAACATCACCTTCCCTTGGGAGGATGATTTTGTCGCCGAAGACACACAGACCACTTGAGCTGATCTATGGATCGTTAAAGCAGGCTTTGCTGATTGCAAACCAAGCAAAGAAAGCTGATCTTTAGTTAAAAGCAAGACATTAACGTCTGGGTTAAACATTGGAGTGTAAAACAGAGGATTCCCATCCTCATCATACAACCTCAACTCAACAAACCCTGGCGAATTGCCCCGATGTTTCTCCATGTAAATCACTTCATGCGCTGAACGTATATGACCTGGGAATATCAAGCAAGTGTTATACCGTATAGCGCCACCAACGAACAACTTTTGTTCGCCGGATTGCACCAAAACTGGCCCTACACAGCCTGGAACATCCTTGGAATTAACATCCAACACATCCGAACCCGTTATAGCGGATTCCGGATATCTCTTAAAAATCGCCTCACTACCATTCAAGATTTTCGATGACCCTTGATCAGCTATTTTCCAAGTTTTCATTTGATTCCGTTGTTGCCGTAATTGTTCCTTCAAAATTTCAGAGAGCTTTCGCTCTCTTCTAATTGTCCAAAACTCAAACAAACTAATCCCAACGATACCAAACCCGAAAAACAATGCCAAAAAAGAAATCATTGGATCCATTATGGTTTGTGAAGTATTCAGAAAGAAAT